GGATGTGAAAATCGCGCGCTATTCCAGGACTGCATGGGAAAATCAGGTGTGCGGGCTTGCGTTCCCCCGCGTGCCGTGCAAGAACGGGGTGGGGCCGCGTGCGTGGTTGGGGGTCCGCCCAACAGACGGCGAGAACGGCCCCACCACTCTGACATTGCGGGGTCTTTCGATGTCCTGGGACAACCAGCGCGTGCTGCTTCACGACCTGATCAACAACCAGGACATCCTGCAAGGCCCCGCCGACGTGGACGCGGTGGTGGATGCGGTGCTCGAGGGCATCCGACACCAGGAGGCACCGGCCGACGTGTGGGAATCGACGATGGCGTGCCTTCCGGGCCGCATCGATCGCGCGTCGGGACTCGTGACGCAGAAGCCCGATTGGCGCCTGCGGACGCAGCAGATCCGGTTCCACTACCGCGGGCTGTACGCCGACGGGAAGCTCACCAAGGGCCAGTTCGCCGAGAAGATCCTGATCTCGCTCACGAACCGGCGCACCACGACGTACTCCGAGGTGGGCGGACACTTCGAGGTGCTGTGCGGCGTGCGCCGGATCGACGATCGTGTCCGCTCGCGGCGGGTCGCGAACCCGGAGTTCGAGGGCGCGATGCGCGAGTTCGAGCGCGGCAACGTCTCGGACGCGGGCTCCAAGCCGCAGCGGACGAAGCGCGAGAAGGAGCAGGAGCGTTCGCTCCTGATCTGCGTGGTCTGGTACGACGCGGCGAAGGACTGCGAGATCGACCCGATGCTGGTCTGGAATCCCACGGGCGGCCCGGTGTCCGACTACATTCGAACGGGCCACATGCCGCTGGCGTTCAAGCGCGAGCGCGAGGAGGCGTTGCAGATCATGGCCGAGGTGCGCAACCCCGCGCGCCGGCTCGAGACGATGGACCCCGACGTCCGCCGCCTGCTGCTCAAGCTCAAGGGCAAGGTGTCCAGCATCGAGGCGGCCGAGGCCGCCGAGGTGTCGAAGGACGTGGTGCATCGGCTGTGGGGCATCACGCGCGAGGACGAGGAGCAGATCGATCGCGTGTTCGGTCCCGAGCCCACGGCGCCGGCCGCGCCGGCGAAGCGCAAGCCGGGCCGGCCCAAGAAGGAGGCCGTCACAGTCACGCCGCCGGTGCTCACGCCGGAGGCGCTGGTGGACGCGGCGGCGGCGAAGGCGAAGGCCGACCTCGGCCTGTAGCGTCAAGAGCTGAGCGCCAACGGACGAAACTACACAAGTGCCAAAAATCGCCGGGTTGGGACTTCCACCGCTCGGCGTCCGTCAAGAGGTGAGCATGACCGACGAGCAGCTGATCGAGTGGGCCAAGCCCGATCGGGTGCTCGTCGCCTCGGAGTCGGCGGACACCGGGCGGTATCTCGCGATCGTGCGCGAGGTGCTCGTGATGGTCGCCGGGGACCCGGAGGCCCCCACGTCGGTGGAGGTGATGTGCGCGTGCGACGTGGCCGCGAACCTCTGGTCCGTGGCCACCGACAACTGGACGATCCGCGCCGAGCGCGAGAGCGTCCGCGCGCGCGAGCTCAGCCGAGCGGACGCGCTGCGCGCGGAGCGCGTCGTGCTCGAGGAGCGGGGCAAGAAGCGGAGCGAACACCGGAAGGCGATCGGCGAGGCCCTCGCGGTGGTTCGCGCGCTGCGCGCGATGCGTGACGCGCGTGCGCCGTCGAACGTCTTGCCGATGAAGCGCCGGGCGTGATGCGTGGCGAAGAAGCCTCCCGAGGAACCCGCCCCGCTGACCTTGGACCAGCTGGTCAACGCGGTGGTGTTGGACCCGAACGCCTCGTTCGAGGATCTGGCCGTGGCCACAATGCGCTTCGCGCTGCACCGGGCCGTCGTTGACCCGGCGTCCGCCAGCGTCGGGCAGCTCGCCTCGCTCGTCGAGGGCGCCGGGCGTGCCCTCGCCGCCACCCGCGACAAGCAGGGGAACGGCGGCGCCTCCGCTGCCGAGCTCCAAAAGTGGCTCATCAACCAGGATGAACCGCCGCCAGGAAGCAGCAAGGGATGACGAGTCGATCCGCGCCTCCCTCGCGACGATCCGCGAGAACCTGCGCGATCCCACCTGGCTCGTCTCCCGCCTCTCCATCACCGAGAAGTCCGGCAAGCGCCGCCGGCTGAACAACCGCTACGCGGAGCAGGACTCCGTGCTTGAGGTGCTCCAGAAGTGGCGCAACCTCCGCGTGCTCAAGAGCCGGCAGATGGGGATCACAACCATCGTGCTGGCGTTCCTCGTGTGGCGCGTGCTCACCGCCGGGGCCACGTACGACGTCCTGATCGTGACGCACGAGCACCGCGCGATCCGTCGCGTGACGCGCGCGCTCCGGCAGATGCTCAAGAGCCTGCCCTGGCCGCTGGCTCCCGAGATCATCGTCGACAACGCCGCGGAGATCCGCATCCGGTTCGCCGGCCACGAGTCGTCCTTCTGCTGCACCATGGCCGGCGGACGCGATCAGGGCCGGTCGTACACCTTCCGCGCCGTTCACTTCACGGAGGTGGGGTTCTACCCGACGGGTTCGAGCGCGCGCGCGAACGCGGACACCGATGTCGACGGGGATCTGATCTCGTCGATCCTGTCGACGATGCCCACCGCGGACGTCGATCCGCTGCGCATGGTGATCGAGGAGTCCACCGCGGACGGCCCGCGAGGGATCTGGTACCGCCGCGTGTGCGAGGCGATGGAGTCGGAAGGGCAGATCGCCTTCCTGTTCCACCCGTGGTGGAAGTTCCGCGAGTACCAGAAGTCCGCGGAGGGGTTCGTCCCCGACGACGAGGAGAAGAAGCTCCTCACCGACAACCCCGGCATGACCGTCGAGAACCTCGCGTTCCGTCGGTACAAGCTCAAGGTCGAGGGGTACGGGATCACGCGGTTTCGCCGCGAGTTCCCCACGACGTGGAAGGAGCCGTTCCTCGTCTCCGGCGGCATGTGGTTCGACACCGAGAAGCTCAACGCGGCGCTGTCGAAGCTCACGATCAAGACGCCGCGGACGGGCTGGCGCGTCTACCACGCCCCGGAGAAGGGCCGAAAATACTTCGCGGGCTTCGATGCGGCCGGCGGCGTGGACCGCGACTCGTCGGTGTGCGTGATCGTGCGCGATGACCTCGCCGTCTGCGCGGTCTGGAGCTCGACGACCGCCAATCCGAGGCGCCAAGCGGAGATCATGGCCCCCCGGCTGCACGTCTACAACGCCACGACGCTGGTGGAGCTCGGCAACACGTATGGTCGGGCCGTGAAAAAGCGCCTGAACGCTCTCAAGGTGAACCTCTGGCACACCGACGAGGGCAAGGACTTCATCACGGACAGCCGGACGAAGGCGCAGATCATGGACTTCTCGCGTGCGGAGCTCGAGGAGGACAAGCTCGAGCTCAACGACGCGCTGTTGATCGCCGAAATGACGCGAATCCGCGAGCAAAAGGACGGGAACATCGCCGCAGATGCGGGATTCCATGACGATCACGCGGTCGCGCACGCGCTGGCGCTGTGGGCGGCCCGCCGGGTATACTCTCGGCCAGTCGCGCAGCCTCCGTCGGAGGTTGACGTCCAGAAAAACCTGCTTCGCACGCTGGGGTTGCGCAAATGACGATCGAACAAAGCTACGTCGAGCGCATCTTGGCCGACCATGACCAGTGGGTCATGTCGATGCGGTCGATCTGGAGCCGGATTCGCGATTCCATGAGCGATTCCTTCTGGTCCCCGCGCAACCAGAACAACACGAAGAACGTGGTCCAGGGCGTGACGTCGAACAAGGCGCCGCAGTTCGAGATCAACCGCGTGCGACCGTGGGCCGACAGCTACGAAGCGACGCTGTTCTACTCCAAGACGCAGGTGGAGGTGCAGCCGGACGACGTGGTGAACGACGGGGACGATCCCAACGTCATTCCCGACGCCGAGCCGATCACGCAGCTGCTCAACCGCTGGCTCGACGACCCTAACTTCCGCGCGACCATGCGCGTGGCGGTGCGCTGCGGGCTGTACTACGCGCACGGCGCGCTCCGCGTGGTGTGCGACGATCGCCTGCGTCCGATCGACGCGCTCAAGCTCGAGTACGCCTACCCGTGGGAATGCGTGTGGGACCGGCGCGCGCGCAAGGCGAACGGCTCGCGCTACCTCGGACACTCCCGGCACATCACCATCGACGAGGCGAAGCGGTGGTACGGGTTCACGCCGACCACGCCGACCGCGATCCCGGACGTGCTGTACGGCGACCAGATGAACGGGCCGCAGCTGACGAGCGCGGGCGAGTCGGTGATGGGGACTGACGGCCGCTCCGCGGACTGCTCGTACGTTCGCGTGCTCGAGCTCTGGTTTCACGAGGAGGACCAGTTCAAGGTCTACGAGGTAGTCCACAACACGCCCAACAGCGGCACGCTGAACCTCGTGTACGAGTCCGCGATCTCGGCGACCAAGCCGAACGGATTGCCGTCGGTTCCGTTCATCCCGCTGGTGCTGACCGCGCTTCCCGAGAAGCCGATGTTCGGGATCAGCGAGGGCCGCAGCATCTACGCGCTCGCGGAGCGCATGAATTTCTTTAACGCCTGGCTCGCGCAGGGCGCGGAGAAGTCCGCGGCGCGCAAGCTGCTGTACCGGGCCGAGCGTCTCGACGAGGAGTCGGAGGCGCGCATCGACAGCGGCAGCGACCAGGAGCGCGTCAAGATCGAGGGCGAGGGGCCGCTCGAGGACGCGGCGCACTGGCTCACCCCGCCGCCCATGCCCACCGAGCTCGTGTCGATGGCGCAACACCTGGAGCAGCAGTTCGACCGCGTGTCCTCGACGAGTGGCCAGGGACAGGCCGAGCGGTACGTGGCGGCGGCCGGCGTGAAGGCGGCCGGCGATTACGTCGAGTCCAAGATGGGCACCATGCGCGAGGTGCTCGACCGCGCCGTCGAGGAGGTGTGCAAGGCGTACCTCGCCGAGCTCGCCGTCGTTCTCGAAGGCCGGGCGAAGGACCACGCGAAGCGCGAGGAGGCGGATGCGCTCACGCTCCAGCACCGCAACGGCCAGTTCGACGCGGAGCCCGTCACCATCGACCACAAGGACGTGCTGTCGGGGATGCGCGTCCGGTTCCGCAACTCCGACCGCCAGCTGGTGGAGATCGGCCACGCGGACCTCATGCGCGAGTGGCGGATCTCCATCGCCAACGGAAGCGCCACCCCGGCGAAGGCCGAGAAGCAGCGCGCCGAGCTCGTCCAGGCGAGCCCGCAGCTGACCGCGTTGATCGCCGTCTCCGAGAACCCGTCTGCCCCGCCGATCGTTCGCCAGAACGCCCGCGATCTGTACGACCTGTACGTCCGCCGTTTCGATCTGCCCTCGAGCCTCGCGTACGCGGTGCTGGCGGCGAGGGCTCCCGCCCCGCTGCCGGCGCCTCCGCCGCCCGACGCGCAGGATCAGCCGCCGGTCGACGAGTCGCCGGTGCCGCAGGACCCGATCGCCGCCGGGCAGCTGGGCGCGGCGGGGGCGGTCGGACTTCCCGCGGGCGATGGCGGGCCAGGCCGTCCGCCGGGACAGGAGCCGGGACAGGATCTCGCTCAGGGTGACGAACAAGCGGCGATGATGCTGCAATAACGAGGGACAACATGCCAGCCATCACGACGCGGGAATGCTCCGCGTGCAAGACCAAGTACGACCTGTTCGAGCACATGGGCGAGTGGGGCAACCTCGATCAGCCCGACGGCAAGGAGGACGACCTCAGCTGTCCGAAGTGCGCCGGCACGGAGTACCGCTCGATCGTCGCGCTCGGTCGGGGGATCGAGCTCGGCGACGAGGCCGGCGTGGGCAAGCACTACCCGCGGTACGATCGCGGGCTCCAGTGCATCGTCAAGTCCGCCGCCCACCGGCGTCAGCTGTGCAAGGAGCGCGGGCTCGTCCCCGTGGATGGGGACGTGAACCTCGAGCGGTCGATGGACGAGCAGATCGAGCACAACACCCGCACCGAGCGGTACGCCGCGTACCAGGACAAGCTCAAGAACGCGCCCGAGTTCGCCGGCTTCCGGCGGTACATGGACACCGAGGGCAAGGACAAGGCCGAGGCGCGGAAGCAGGCGTTGAAACGGGGCGAAACGCCCAAGGAGTACCTATGAGTTTCGAGGACATGCTCGACCGCATGAGCAAGAACAACGAGCGCATGGTCGCCAACAAGATCGGCGGCAAGGCGCCGGCCGCGAAGGGCGAGATCGACCCGACGATCGCCAACGCCCTGGCCACCCGGCTCAAGGCGCTGGTGTCGAAGCTGTCCGGCCGCACGTTCGACGTGGAGACGATGGCGGCGCCGACCAAGAAGCTGCCGCCGCAGGTGTACTCGATGCTCGTCGGCTGGCAGAAGTTCGTCGAGCACGCGAAGAAGCAGGGCCTCTCCGAGTTCGACGAGTACACCGTCGATCCCGAGAAGATCGCCGCCGATCCCGACGCGATGGTCGAGGCGACGTCCATGCTCGCGCGCGCGATGCAGGACAAGTCCCTGATGTCGGCCGTCCGCAAGGGTGGCCCCAAGTCTCCCGATCCCGACGCCGCGTCCGAGAAGGACGAGCCGCCGGGAACCTCTGAGGAGGCCGAGGCGGAATCTCCCGCACCGGCAAAGAAGTACGACGAGTTCATGTAGGAGCCCGCTTGGACCCCGAAACCGACCTGCTCGATGATCCGGCCGCCCCCGAGGCCCCTGCCTCTGCACCGGCCGCAGATCCCGCGACGGCACCCGCGCCCGCTGTGGCGCCGCCCCCGTCGTCGAAGCTCGCCCCCGGTCACGATGTGATTGAGGACGGGATCGACGCGGTGGATATGTTCGGCGAGAAGTTCGCCGAGCACTTCCCTGAGTACAAGGAGCTCTCGAAGGTGGAGTTCCGCGTCCCGAGAAAGGCGATCGAGGAGGCGATGAAGGACCCCGTGGTCCGCAACCTCGTGTTCGGGATGCGCCACGCCGGGGACCGCAAGAACCGGATTCTCGCCGAGGAGCGCGAGGCGTTCCGCGCGCGCGCGGAGCAGGTGCTCAAGCGCGAGGAGTCGATCCGCGCGCAGTCAGCCCGGCTCAAGCTCCTGGTGGAGAACGCCGCGCAGAAGGCGCCCAAGCCGAACGTCGATCCCAAGGGCGTGGACCCGTACTCGCCGGAAGGCCAGCGCACGCTCGCGCAGCTGGCGGCCCACGAGTACCTCAACAACTTCGCCAAGGGACTGACGGAAGGCGTCGAGGAGCTCGAGAACGAAGGCAAGAAGATCCTCGAGGAGCAGCAGAGGTCTCGCCGTCTCGACGAGATCAAGGCGTTCGCCGAGCGGAACCCGGACTTCGACTCGTTCCGCGAGGACATCAAGGCGTACCGGAAGGACCATCCCGGCACCCCCGTCGAGGCGGCGTACCACACGGTGCGTGCGATCCGTCACGCGACGGGGAGCAAGCGCACCGCGCGCGGCGACACCGCAAAGGAAACTCCACCGGCGGACACGAACGAATCGCCCATCCCGAAGGCGATCCGCGGCGATCCCGTGAAAATCGCGGAGTTCTTGCAGGCGAACCCCGAGGTACGCAAGGCGTATCTCGAACGGGCGCTTGCACGCGGGTAACGGCCGCGGTAGCGTAGGGGCAACACACGGCCCCCCGGAACACCGGCGCACCCGTGACCCCACCTCCTACTGCGAGAGGGCCACATGGCTGCCGCTTCCCGGTCGACGACCGCCGATTATCTCAACTCGACGCTGGAGGCTTGGCGCGAAACGCGCGTCAAGTCCTGGCTCGACAGGCCCGTCCCGTTCATCGACGCGCTCATGTCCAAGGGCATGGGCGAGGCGAAGCAGGGCGGTGACGGAATGCGCATCCCGGTGCGCACGACCCGTCACTCCTCGACGATCCGCATCAGCACGGGCTACGAGGCCAACAACCTGACCGTGTTCCCCACGCTCCAGGGCGCTCGCGTCGACTGGTGCGACGTCGCGCGCGCGGTCGTGATCAGCGGCCACGAGGAGCGCATCAACGGCGGCCCGGCCGCGCTCGTCAAGCTCGCCAAGGACCGCGAGGAGGACACCGAGTACGCCCTCAAGATGGAGTGGCAGAAGGTCCTGCTCGACGGCGGCTCGGCCGGCGACCTCCAGGCGTGGGCGGACTGCGAGACGCTCAACGGCACGGACTTCACCGACGGCTGGCTCGAGGAGGAGGCGTACGGCTCCCAGGGCAACACCATCGAGGGCCTGTCCAAGAGCACGTACTCGGCGCTCGTCAACTGGCAGAACCAGTCGATGGACTTCCAGAACGCGTTCGGAACCTACGGTTTGACGCAGCTGTTCGCTGCGCAGACCGCGGTGGAAGCCCTCTCGATGGAGCCCGACCAGATCGAAATCTTCGGGTCGCGCGGGTTCGTGCAGAACCTCAAGCGCGCGCTCCAGGCCAACGAGCGGTACCTCAGCGAGAAGGACCTCGACGGCGGCAAGCGCATCATGGTGTTCGGCGGCCGGAAGATCAGCACGATCTACTCCGATCTGCCCCAGGCCGGCGCGACGACCGCGACGCAGAAGTGGTCGTGCATCTTCATCGACTTCTCCTGCGTGAAGTGGACCCCGATCGCCGGCTTCGTGATGAAGTCCGGCCCGTACAAGGAGCTGTCGCCGTTCTACGACTCCAGCGCCAAGCTGTTCCAGCACATGGGCCAGCTCAACACCAACAGCCTCTCCTCGTGCGCCCTCGGCGTCCGCGGCGAGACGTACTAGGAGGACGCCATGTCGCGCATTCCCGCACCGCAGCTCATGGAGTCCAACTGGACCGCCGAGCAGCAGGACCTCGCCCGCGCCACGCGGCTGTACTACAACGGGTCCGGCGCCAAGATCGCCGCCGGCTCAGCCGTCGTGCAGGATCTCTCGATCAGCACGGCGACCGCCGCGCTCGGTCAGGCGATCAAGAAGGACACCACGGCGGACTCGCCGGGCTTCATCGGCGTGGTCGACGTCGACATCCCGAACCTGACCTGGGGCATGGTCGTGGTCCAGGGGACCAAGACCCTGGCGCTCGCGGAAGCCGGCATCGCCGCCGGTGATCTCGTGCAGAAGTCCGGCGTGGCCGGCACGCTCGAAAAGGCGTTCGCCACGACCGAGCGCGCCGTGGGCCGCGCGCTCACCGCGACGGCCTCCGGCTCCATCACGGTCGTGCTGTTCGGCGCCGGCAACTAGCAGCTGACGGTTCGCCAACGACAGCCGCGCCGGGGTACACTCGGCGCGGCTGTCCTGCTTTGGAGGCTCCGTGAATCTGGCCACGATCATTGCGCGCGTGCAGACGGAGACGCAGCACGCGGTCCAGACGCAGGCCGCGCGCAACGACATCGCCGCGCTGATCAACGCGGAGTGCGCCGCGTTCGTCGAGTCGCGGAAGTGGGACTGGCGATGGGCCAAACGCGAGCTCCGCGTGTACAAGGACCGCACGCACTCGGCCATCGCCACCGGCGGGTCGCGCGCGTTCGCCCACGGCGGTGCCACGCCCTGGCCGTTCGTGGCCCTGGATGCGCTCGTGTTCCGCGCGTCTGAGGGGACGAACGGGCTCCGTCGGTACGGCCGCCTCGCTGGGCCGTTCCCGCCCACCTGGAGGAACCTGTACCAGCAGGAGTCGCGCGATCCGTCCTACGGTGGCACGGCCGCGTACGGGATGCCGGACCCCGCCAATGACCAGCTGATGAGCGTCTCGTCGCTGTTCTTCGAGGAGCCCGTCGCCACGTCGCTGGCCGCGAACGCGACGGATTGGGTGATCCGCCGCGACCGCTACATCCTTCCGCCGGACGTGTCGGAGGTGCTCGGCATCGTCGACCGCGACGGCCAGCGCGGGGCGCTCGACTTCGTGAACCACGCTTTCGAGCGCGAGCTCACCCTCTCGACGAACCAGGACGGCGAGGGCACGCCGACCGCGTGCATCATGGATGAACCGCTGCCCCCGCTCGATGCCCCGGTGGGCACGCTGGTCGGCACCACCGTCGGCGCTGGCGCCATCGTCGCGGGCGTGCATCGCTACTTCTACGTGTGGATGGTGGGCGGCCAGTACAGCGCGCCGTCCAACATCGTGAGCGTCACCACCGATGGGACCAACACCGTGCAGCTGACGGGCATGGACGTCACAGACACGGGGTCGTTCCCGCAGGTGAAGCTGATCTTCCGCGCCGATGGGACGTCCAACAAGTTCTACTACATCGGAACGGCCGGCCCCAACGTCTCCGGCTACACCGACGCCGCCGCGCCGTTCCCGCCGACCTCGGCGACCGATCGGCTCGTGTGGGATGACGCGATGGCGGCCCCGCGCTTCGCGCTGCGTTTCTGGCCACGACCCGCGGCGGACGCTTGGTACGAGGTGCAATACCTCCGGCGCTGCAAGGCGATGCTGTCCGAGAACGACAGCCCCGACATGCCGCAGCAGTACCACGAGTACCTCGTCAACCGGGTGTGCATCGTGCTCGGTACGCGCAACGGCGCGGACAAGCTCGTTCGGATGCACGAACGGATGGCCGCGGAGAAGGTCGGTCAGATGGCGAACCGCTACCTCACGCTGAGCTCGACGATCAAGACCAAGAAGGCGTGGTCCCCGTTCCAGCGTGAGCACGTCCGCCTCGGCAAGCCGACGCTGACCTGGGGTGGGTGATGCAGGGCGCAGTCCGCATCTTTCGGCGCCTGCTCGGCATGGACGAGCGGCCGGACGCGCGCGAGGGCGCGGCTGAGCGCATCGAGAACCTGACGCTCGACAAGCTGGGGATCTGGCGCTCGGCACCATCGTTCGGCACGTACGGCCAGCGCGGCAGCGCGGGGATCGCCGCCGGCACCGGCCGCTCGCTGTGCTGGTGGGCGCAGCGTGGCGCCGGTCGCCAGTGGATTGTGTGGGAGCGCGCGACCTCCACGGCGTCCAAGTCCGTGGCGCTCGAGGCGTGGCGTGGCTCCGACAACGGCGACGTGATCACGCTGGCGACGGGCCGCCACAACCTGCGGTCGATCGGACTCCGGTCCACGTACCTGCCGGATGGTGCGTGGCTGCGCATCCTCAACGGCTACGACAACGCCGTGCGCTGGGACGGCAACGATCCGAGCGTCAACGGGCGCGTGGTTCAGTGCGGGTTCCCGGTGGCCGCGACCGCGCCGCGCGTACGGATCTCCGGCTCGCACTACGTGGGGCAGACGAACAAGGGCGAGCCGGACACTGGCGTGGGCGCCGCGAACAGCGCGTTCAAGTTCGGGTACGCGGTGACGTGGGTGAACGACGTGGGCTGCGAGTCGCCGACGTCGGACATCGTGTGGGTCAGCGGGACCAACGGCGCGGCCGGCCTGCGCTCCATGATCTACGTCTCGATCCCCGATGCGCCGGCGCACGTTCGGACCATCCGGCTGTACCGCACCCCCAACGTGGACGGCGTGTCTGCGCTGACGGGCGCGCGCGTGAGCCTGTACTTCTTGCAGGAGTTCACGTCGGGGAGCGCGCAACAGTGGCTTGACTCGTGCCCGGATGCATACCTGGGCCTCGAGCTCGACGAGTCCAAGCTCGGCTGCATCCCGGCGGGCGTTCGCCTCCAGGCGTCGTTCGGCGGGTGCTGGTGGCTCGCGGGTTCGCCGGCCTATCCGGAGCGCGTGTTCTACTCCACGCCGGGGTTCCTTGAGCAGTTTCCCGCGGACTACTACTTCGACGCGGGCGGCGTGGGTGGCGGCGAGATCACGGGGCTGGCCACGTTCAAGGACTCGCTCGTCGTGTTCAAGCGGCGGGGCGTGTTCCTGATCAAGCAGTCGGTCAATACGGCAAGCGGCTTCGAGATCCGCACGCTGACCAGCGACACCGGCTGCGTCGCGCCGCACGCGATCGTGGAGATCCCCGAGGTGGGGCTCATGTTCCTGTCCGACGACGGGCCGATGATCTTGGAGGGCACGCTCGCCAGCGAGAGCGAGCCCACGAACGTCAAGCCGTTGGCGCCGGGGATGACGCTCAGCTGGGGCGTGGTCGATCCGCAGCAGCTTCCCAACGCCGTGGCCGCGCGCGACGCACGCTACCAGGAGGTCGTGCTGTCCCTGCCGGGTACGGACAACAACGCCCTGTGGGTGTACCACTACCTCCACAACGAGTGGTCGTTGCGCACCGAGGAGTGTGCAAGTGCGCTGTCACACATCGTCTCGCAGGATGATCAGCGCGGGCAGCTGATCGGGCTGATGGCGGCTGGCGGGCTGACCTTCACGGCCGAGCCCGCAAGCACACCGGACGGGGGCACGGCGTGGTTGTACCGCACCGCGTGGTGGGGACCGAAAACCACGGTCGCCAACATCACACGCGTGGAGCTCCACGGTGAGCTCTCAGCGGACTTCCGCGAGAGCTACGGTGGCCTGACGTTCCGTGGGCGTGCGAACCGCGCGCTGTTGATCGAGAAGCCGATCGGCAGCTACTCGACGCCGGACATCGCGTTGCCGGAGCCGTTCAACGTCAGCATCGCCGGCACCGGCGCCCTGTCGGGCGAGACGGAGTACAGCCTCGACACCTACACCACCGGTGTGTGGGACACGAACGAAACGGCGTACTGGCTGCGGCCGGCGCCTCGCGTGTTCCCGATCGCGTGGAACGGCGCGGGCCATGAGCTCCAGTTCGAGTTCGCGCAGGTGGGCCTGGGGCAAGGATGCGTCGAGCTCTCCGGCCTCACCTTCGAGCTTTCCGGCGGCGACGCCGACGTCAAGTGGGCGCTGGGTGAGGGGGTCGAGCGATGAGCTGGCCGCGGACCAGTTACGAATACTTCAACGCGAAAGTGGCGGCGTTGCCGCGCTATTTGCGTGATGCAGTCCGTGACGTGATGATGGAGTTCGACGGGTGGATTGACCGCGACAACATCAAGAAGGCCACGATCCCGAGCACGGCGATCGCCGTGGGTTGCTTCAACACGACGGCCGCTGCGGACCCGCTCGTCACCACGTCGTCCAACTTCCTGGCGCGCAACGGGACGTACCTGCTCGACGAGAGCGCCGCCGCGAGCGCGGGCGTCTACGTGTCCATCACCACCGGCGACGCGGTGTTGTGCGTGCAAGCGGCCGTCAACGTGATCTTCGATCGCACCGGCGCAGGCACGGACTTCGGGTACGTGTCGTTCGGCATCATGGTGGACGGTGAGGTAGTCGCTCGCTCGGAGCGTGTCGGTATCACCATCAGCACGCGCAACGGAACGGCCTTCCCGTTCTACGCCATCGGTGCGTGCGGTGTTCCCGGCGGAACCCACAAGGTGGTGTGCTTCCTCGAGTTCGACGAGTTCAGCGGCGCGTCCGATCTGCTCGAGGTGCAGGAGCGCACGTTGATCGTCGAGGAGTGTGCCCGATGAGCCGTGTTGGATGGCCCAAGCTCATGGAGGGATGGCCGCGTTCGCTCACGGGCTTCAATGCGTGGGCGCGATCGGTGGAGACGGCATCGGGGGCACTCGACGCCGACAACTTTGCCGCCGAGGGGCTCGATCTGCGCAACCTTGCGGCGAAGGCGAGCACCGATTTCGACGGCAAGATCCGCACGATGTACAAGGCGTGGTCGGGTCCTACCGCGCTGGCGGCCAACGGTGCCTACGGCGCGGAGGGCATCGTTCCGCTGGTGATGACCACGAACGTGGAGCTCGACCTTACTGCGCTGCCCATCGTGGTCAGCGGGAACGACGTCCTGATCATCGAAGGCATCCTTGCCTGCGGGTACCACAACGCGGGCGCGTTCGTGGATGGCGTGCTTCCGACCGCCAACACGTCTTGCACGCTGATCGTCGACAGCGGCGCCGGCTACGTGCGCCAGTCGCAGACGCGGCGTCGGATCTCCGGCACCGCCAGTCAGGTGCCGATGCGCCGGTTTGACCTGACGATGATCCGCCACTGGACCACGGCGGGCTCCATCCGAAAGATCGGGATCTCGTACGGCTCGGACGTCGTGGTCAACGTGAACCGCGCGCAGCTGTCGTGCTACCTCTTGAAGCGGGTGCGCTGATGCCGGTTGTCCTGCCCACCTTGATCAGCACGTCCAAGCTCGTCGACGGATTCAACTTCGTCTCGCCGATTCGCGCCTGGCTCAACGGGATGATTCCCGGCACAGACATCCTCGAGGTGCGCCGCGAACACTGGCCCCGGCCGCAGGTGTACGGCGGTCCTGACTTCGCCATGCTCGGCGAGACGCAGGACGTGTTCGGCGTCAACATGGCGAAGGTCGACGCCAATAAGTTTGGCGACCGCGCGCAGGGTCGAAACGACGTGTTCGGCTCGATGCTCGACCAGTCGGGCAAGGTCCGGCTGCACGGCTGCACGCTGCGGCGCAAGCTCCCGTACCTGTCGCGCGTCAAGATTGACTGCACGATCAGCGTAAACCTGTGGGCCGACGCGGCCCATCCGGTGATCGTCGACCAGTACGCCGGCTTCGTGCAGCTGGTGATCCGCGAGCCGGGGCAGGGGCCGGTCACGGTGGCCGGGTCGCGCCGCGTCGTGCCGCCGCTGCTCGCGGATACGGGCTCGGCGCCCATCCACATGACGGGGTATTGGGAGCCCACCGTCGCCGCAAAGGACGGAGAGACGGAGATTTGGGCAGAATACAGCTACGACGGAAGCGAGTTCCTCGTCGTCGGCGGCACCGACTACTACCGGCTGTGCTTCACGAACAGCACGTTGCTCGTTCGGGTCTGGAAAGACTACACTTCGTGAGGAGGCGTTCATGCCGCTGCCCCTGCTCGCTCTTGCTCAGATGGCACCCGCAATCATCGGTGGCGTGTCGCGCGGCATTCAGTACGCCACCGATCCGTACCGCCGGTACAACAACCAGCAGATTCGCGACCTCAAGGACAAGGTGAAGTCCGGCGTGGGCCTGACGGACGAGGAGAAGTCCGCGTACTCGAACGTGGCGATGCAGCCCGCGCGCGCGGCCATGGGTCAGGTGGCCATGGAGCAGGCGCGGTTGCAGGCCGCGAGCGGTGGCGTGGGCGGCGGCGCTCAGCAGGCCGCCATCGCGCGCCAGCAGTCGACGGGCATCGGGCAGGCGGCGACGCAGGTGGGCTCCGAGCTCGCGCGTCAGGACATCGCGCAGAAGGCAGCGTACAAGCAGGAGCTCGAGGACCGACTCGCCAACAAGGCCGCAACGCGCAACGACTTCTGGCGCGACGAGGGACAGACGGTTGGCTCCGCGCTCCAGGCGGCTGGAGCGCGCCAGGGCATGGTCGACGTGGGCGCGCTGTCGAGCAAGGCCGGCGTTCCGTTCGCGTCCGCGATCAACGCGGGGCGCGGCGTCATGCGCGCGTCGCAGGGACGCTCCATCCAGGGGCTCGACACGAACGCCATGAACGCGCTGCCCGAGGCGGGCAACGGTGGTTCCGCGAACGCCGGCAACGCGGTCGCGGCAGCGCGCACGGCGGCTCCGGCGATGGCTCCGGCGGCGCCCACGCTGGCCTCGTTCCCCGCCGCGCAGGCGGGCATGGCGGGCGCGTCCAACCTCGCGGGCGCTGCGCAAGCGCAGGCGTCCGGCGTGCCCGACCAGATGGCCGCGTATGCGCGCCTGCGCCCCGACCAGCAGGCGATGTTCCAGGAAATGCTCAAGGCGAACATCCCCGCCGAGCAGGCGCTTCGCATGGTCGCACGCATGGGGCCGGATGGCCGGCCCGTCTAAGGAGCTCCGATGCCCGGTCCCATCGCCACGAACCGCGGGCGCTACGCGCCCAACGTCACGACGTACTACACCCCGACGGAAAACGGGTTCAACTTCGCCAACAGCTGGTGGAGCGGGTACTACGGGTCCGTCGATCCGTACGCCCGCGCGCAGTACGCCGCGCACTTGCAGGCGCTCGATCCCGCGGCCCAGGCCCAGGCGAAGGCGGCGCTCCTTGACAGACAGGTGAAGCTCGCGCAGCAGCTCGGCGAACGCGAGGACGCGCACATCAAGGCGACGAACGACTCGGCGGCTTTGCAGGAAAAGGCGTGGGAGGCGGGGCTTAAGGCCGAGACGGACACCAAGGTGGCGAGCATCGGAGCGGCGGCCCAGGTGAAGGGGCACGTCATCGACGCGCAGGCCGAGGTGACCAAGAACGCGCAGATGAACACGCCGCAGGGTAAGGCGCTGTTGTCGCAGGCGCAGACGTCGGTGCGCGCTGAGCTCTCGAAGGTCCAGGCGGCGGCGCTCGCGGCGCAGGGCAAGCCGGCGGGTGACCCCGCCGTGATCGCGTACGGGGACGCGGTGGACGCCCTCGAGGCGACCATCGTTCAGCAGACCAAGGCGTTGCAGACCACCGCGGACAGCGATGCCGCGAAGCAGGCCGCCGTGTCCGACCTGTTCCAAGAGGTGCGCTCGGCGACGATCTCCACGAACGGGCCGGATGGTTCCAAGGTCGCGCTGTCGGCGATCCCCGAGGAGCACATCGGGCACCTGCGCAACAGCATCGAGCAGAGCGGCGCCCCGATCGGTCCCCCGCGTCCGCAAGAGTTCGATCGGTACCTCGGCGCTGGTGGTGGCGGAAAGGTCCAGGTGCCCACGTTCGGCGGCACGGACTACTCCATCGACGTCGGCGGTTCGCGCTCGTTGGGCGGTTCGATCTCCGGCTCGCCCACCGACGGCGGCGCCAGCTACCGCGAGCAACTGCGCCAGCAGGCCGAGAAGGATCTCGCCGGCATCGGCCCCATGTTCGACGAGGCCGCCCGCGCGACGGGACCGATCGGCGCTGCGCGCTACGAGGACGTGATGCGCACGGACGGCAAGGCCACCTCCGAAGATGAGGACGACGCCGCGTTGACGGAGTACGAGAAGCGGAGGAATCTCGACTACACGAGGTGATCGTGGCCGATGTACTTGCCGACGAGCTCGCGCGCCGTCGTGCCGAACGTATCGCCGCCGGTGGAACGGCCGGACCCATCGGGTTCGCGCCGCCGATGCCGTCCGGCCTGGACATGATCGACCTCGAGGGCAAGCTCAAGGCGAAGCTCAAGGCCGACATCACCGCGGACAACCCGGTGCAGAACCCGGCGGTGACGGAGCTCCAGGCGCACCAGAAGCTCCTCGACATCGACGGCGTTCCGCTGCCTCGCGCGCGGCCCACCCCGGAAGGCGTGGTCGATCCCATCCTGGCGCTGACGGACGCGGCGCTGCCGCAAGTCCACGGGCTCGACCCCGACAAGATGAGCGCCGAGCGCGACCTCTTGTACCGCACGGTGGGCACCGACGATCCCAAGCAGATCGGGAACGTCGCGGCGTTGCGCGCGGAGCAGAACCTCGACGTGGCCGGCGACCTTGCCAAGACCGTGTGGAGCGCGTCGCCGTTGACGATGGCGTACAACGCGGGTTCCTCGCTGCTCAAGGAGCACAGCGTGGGCGCCGCGTGGGACGCGATGCACGATCCGATCGAGCAGCATCTTGGTGAGGCGCTCCACGACGTGTCCAACTCGCCGATCATCCCGGCGGCGATCGACCGGCCCACCACGGTTCTGCCCGGCAACGACCCGGTGACCACCGAGACGCCCATCGGGTACGCGCTGCGCGCGGCATCCTCCATCGGTCAGGTGCCGATGACGATGGCCGATCTCGCCGTCCACAACCCCAACGTCTCCGCGTACCTCAAGCTTCAGACAGCACCGCTCGAGGGCGTCCACACGGGGCTCGACCTCGCCGCCGATGCGTTGGCGATTCCCGTTACGGCGGCCGCCCAGCTGGGGCCGGCGGTCAACGCGGCCGGTGCGGCGCTCGATCTGAACCTCGGCGTGCCCGAGATCCCGGCACCGCACGCGCTCGTGGACGACTGGTTCGGGGGTCCGTCGCAGGGGATCTCCGCGTCCACCGGCGCCATGATCGATGACGCGAAGCCGGCCATCGCGCGCGCGGGCGCGTTCGTCATGGGTGCCGATCCCGATGCCGCCGGCAAGGCGGTTGGCGAGAAGCCGATCGTCAGCGATGCGGCGACCGAGCAGGTGATCGGCGGCCCGCGGTGGACGGGAACGTGGACGGGGCCGATCGGCAAGATCAGCGGCGACTTTATCGCGGCGTTCTCGCAGGACGTCTCGTCGATGCGCGGCACCACGCTGTTCACGGAGGCGGCGATCACGGCGGACGCGCCCAAGCGCGTGCAGGATCTCGCGCGCGTGGCCGACATCGTGTCGAGCCTCGCCGGCTGGGAAGGCATGGTCGCGCATCCTGTGGGTGCCACGGTGCGCGCGGCGTATGGCGCGAAGGAGGCGGCGGCACTGGCGCCCAAGGGCATGGGCATCCCCGTGGGCGCGCGCGGGTTCTACTACGAGCTCATGCAGAAGGGCGGCGCGATCGACGCGCTCGATCATGTGGACGCTGCCACGCGGATCAAGCTCGCCGGCAACGACGTCGACTTCATCGACGGGCTGGCGCCGGCCGAGCGTCAGCAGCTCCAGGTCGCGTACACGATGCGCGGCGAGTTCCTCCACCACGACCTCGACACGATCGCGGGGGCTGAGCTCGACAAGCCCGAGTACCACGGCGGGATCGGTGAAGGCGGCCGGGTGGGTGGCGCCCCGTTCCGCATCGTGGGCGCCCCGATTGGGCGCGAGATCGCCGTGGGGGACGTCGACCAGTTCCCGAACGATCGGCGGATCAGCGGGCGCATGGAGTACCCGATCGACGAAATGGGCCACCGAACGGACAAGCTGTCGCAGTTCGACCCCGCCAAGTTCAATGACACGCCACCCGAGCAGGAGCTCGTCGACCTCAAGCGGGAGCGTGACGATCTCCTGGCTGCCAAGCGCGATGCCGATCTGAGCGAGATCGAGCGGCTCAAGCGCGAGATCGAACGCCGCAAGAATCCGACGGCGAAGCCGGCGAAGGCCGAGGTGCAGATCGAGGACACGGTTCCGCCGGCGGAACCACCCGTGAAGGCCGAGGTGCAGATCGAGGACACCGTGCCGCCCCGGCGCACGAACCCGACGATGGCGCCGGAGGACATCGCCGACATCCCGGTTGACGGGTACGAGGTGCCCGGCGTGGCGCCGGAGCCGCTGCGGGATCTCGCCGAGACGATCGCGCAGCAGCCGGTGGAGTCGCGCGGCGTGCGCACCGAGCCGTTGTCGATCGACCTCCAGGCGGCGATCCGTGATGCGGTCGAGCGCGGCATCATCCAGGCGGGCGATGCCGAGCTCATCCTCAACCACGCCGATGACGCGATGCTCAAGTTCTTGGAGCTCTTGCAGAAGAAGCACCACGCTTGGGCCTCGGCGCAGGAGCTCGGCGAGCAGCTGGCCCACAAGCTGGCGTACAACGAAACCGTGATGGCCGCGCAGGCGAAGCTGATCCCCGCTGGCGCGGACGCGGCGCTTGATCCGAACCGCCCGAAGTTCGGGTTCCGCACGCGCGACGTGACGCGCTACTACCGCGATCGGCTCGAAGCCATCGCGAAGGGCGAGGACCCCGAGGCGATCCCCAAGCCGACCCGGCGCACGAAGGCGCAGATCGACGCGGGCGTCCCGGTCGGTCCCGCGGACGTTCGCGCCGAGGCGGACCCCGACGCCAAGGGGTACCTGCCCTCGGCCATGCGCAAGGTCGCACAGGACGCGCTCGGTCGGTTCCACACGCACTTTCCGCCGAACCCGCGCACGTTGATGATGGACTTGTTTCCCGACGTTCGGCCCGTGACGGCGGCTGATGCGGCCATGGATATGGCGACGCACGACGAGGGCGGGCTCGCGTATCACCCTGGCGTTCGCAAGCTCGAGCTCGACCTTCCCGACGTCACCGGCGAGAAGTACGTGGTGGTGACGCGCGGGCAGATTACGAGCAAGCTCCTGTCGTTGGAGGACGCGCTCACACGGCTGGCCACCGATCGCCATCCCGAGGGCGTGGTCGTCGCGCATGGCAGCTGGCGCCGCGTCGCGTGGTGGGATCTCGAAGGTACGATGCCGCGGGGCAACGGGCTGACCGGCGCGCTGCGCGGCACGACCGATCCGGTGAAGGGCGGCGTCTGCACCACGGGCTGGTCGACGTCCACCCACGAAGGGTTCTACGTCGCCGACGCCATCGACGAGATCGTGCCGCTGACCGACGAGGAGATCGGCGGCCAGCACCAGATGGTGCTCATCCCTGGCGCCGAGGCGCTGCATGATCTCGCCAAGCAGATCCTCGGTCGCGACCTCAAGTCCGCCAAGGACATTCCGCTGTTCGACGAGAACGCCAGCCCGCGCGAGCAGACCATCGGTCGCGCCAAGGAGCGGCTCGCGGATCGTCTCGCGGAGGCGCGGCGCTCGGTGATGCGCTCTCGGATGGGCGGATCGTACGTCGTCCACCTGGGCGGCGACGTGTTCGTGACGCCGCTCGAGGCCGATCGGATCTTGCGCGAGGTGCGCGCGGATCTCACCGGCGCGGGCGTCGATCTGCACGCAGCGTTCGAGCGCGTGACCGAGGACTCGCCGATCAACCTGACGAAGCCGGAGGCCGCGCGCTTCGCGGTCCTGTACGGCGCGACCGAGGCGGGCAAGCTCGACCCCTTCGAGCCGTTCGGGACCAAGCCACTGGCGCCCACGGAAACGGGCCGTGTGCAGGATGGCGTGGACGCGCGCCGCGTGTCTGTGCATCGCGAGGCCGACGTGGGCCAGTACGGGCAGCCGACGCTGGAGCAGCAACGCAAGCTGATCGATGGGCTGGTCCGTCGGTACGCCGACCGCCTCACCTGGCAGGACGCGGCGCTCAAGGATCACGCCGGCTTCAACGCGCTGCTCCAGTGGGCGATCACGAAAACTGAAGTCCCGACAGCTGAGCGTCTGGTGCGCGGGCAGACGGACGCGCTCGACGAGTACCTGGACAACAGCAAGAAGCCGTTTCGTTCGCCGGGCGCACAGGCCGCGTTGGAGCGCGGCACCGCTCGCCTCAAGTCCATCGGCCAGGAGCTCCACGCCGATCTCAACAAGGTGCGCCGCGCGACGGATACGTTGCCGCAAGCCGTGGGCACGGTGCTCGGCGAATCGATCCGTCCTGTCGCCGAGAAGGTGCGCAAGCTCATCGAGTACGAACCCTCGACCGTCCGCGACATGGAGGTGATGCGCCGCGAGTTCTTGGACAAGGAACGCGCGATCATGCCGTCCGACCTCGTGACGCGCATGGAGAGCCCGCACGTCGAGATCGCCGACGCCGCCGTCGAGGAGTGGTACACCCGCCGCCGCGGGGACATGCTCGGCATGGTCGAGCACGCGCTCAAGTCCGTGGCCCCCGAGATCGGCAAGGTCAACGGTCGGATCGGCGAGGCGATCAAGGCGGTGGGCATCCACGCGCTGTATGACGAGGTGTTCGTCCACGGCGAGCTCGACGGCCCGGTGCTCAAGAAGGCGCTCGAGGAAGCGCACCCCGGAACAGCCGCCCACATGACGGAGCCGGTGCAGGCCGGCGTGACGCTGGCCGGCCGCCTCCGTGCCCAGGCGGCGCTCGCGCGCGCTGTGGACGATCTGGCCGCCGCCGGCATCGGTCTGCGCAAGGGCGGCGACGTGGCGCGTGCGGTCAAGGCCGAGCTGTTCGGCCACGATTCCTACATCAACGAGAGCGGGCAGCGCATCCAGGTGGTCCCGAACCAAGCCATCCACTCGGAAGCGCGCGCGTACATGGCGCAGGTTGGCTTGCGCCCGCGGGCATACGAGGACCTGCGCACGATGACGGGGACGGACGGCACGAAGTACGTGCTCCCGCAATCGTTCGCCAACGAGCTGTCGCGCGCGGCGTCGTACGGCCAGGAGTCGGCGCGCGCCCCGACCGGCCTCCGGTCCATCCCCAAGGTGGGACCGTGGCTTGCCGATGCGTACCAGACGTGGCGCGCGATCGTGACCGCCGGCCCCGGCGGCGCGAACCTACCGCACTTGGTGGGCAACGTCTACTCGATCGCGGAGAACATCACGGCGACGACGGGCATCGGCGCTGCGCGGCGTGCGGTCACCCAGGTGGTGTTCGACCCGTTCACGCGCTCGCTGTCGAGCCGGCTCGGGTACTACCGCTCGGAGACACCCGCGACGATCAAGGCGAAGGAGGCGCTCGGCCGCATGTTCGGCGGCAAGGTGGAGGTGGAGCCCACCGACGGCGGCGCCGTGCCCCGGTCGGGCAGCTGGACCGACATCAACGCGAAGCGGATCATGCGCGACAAGGCGGGCCGGATCTGGACGCTCGATGCCGTCGAGCGCGAGGCGCGCAAGTACGGCGTGGACGCCTCGAGCTCGCGCGTCGAGCTCGCGCAGCAGATCGTGGACGACCTGCGCCGGTGGGATGAACCGCTGTGGAAGCAGGTTGTCTCGCTGAACGATTGGCGCGAGCGCCTCGTCGAGTTGAGCAACGTGCTGGACGTGAGCGTCCGCACCGCCGTGTTCGTCGACAAGCTCCGCGAGGGGCACGCCGTGATCGACGCGGCGCACGCAGCGCGGGATTCGCTGTTCGATCCCACCGCGAGCTCGGCGATCGAGCGCAAGTACATTCGATTGGTGTTCCCCTTCTGGACGTACTTCCGCAACACCCAGAAGGCGATCCTCGGCGCCATGCTCGAGGACCCGTCGCGCCTCGCGTACATCGCCCGCATCTACGCTTACAACCACGCGCGCCTGTTCGGCGGCGGGACGCGGCGCGACCTGCTCACCGAGGACGAGGAAAAGTCCATCCTCCTCGACCTGCCCCCGCGTCCGATCACGGTCCAGGGCAAGGGCCGGCTCGACTTCCAGGGCGAGACGATCGGGGCGCCGACCGGCTCCATCGTCGGCGGCATGGTGTACGCCGCGAAGTTCATGGACTTCTTCACGTACGCCGCGCTTGCGGGACCGGGGCTCGCGACCGGCGGGCGGCTCGGCTACAACCAGCGGTTGAGCGGGCTCGCCAACGACACGGCGAAGATGACCAGTATGCCGTTCCTCGCCGCGGGCGACACGTTGGGGTTCAACCCCACGAACAGCCAGGACGTGGACATGGACTCGGAGAACGTGGTTCCCGATTACCTGCTCCAGATGCCGATGCTCGGCGAGTTCGTGCAGCGCACGTTCGCCGTCGGCAAGCGGTACCTGCCGCCGGGGATCGACACGACCTCGGCCGCCGGCTGGGACGAACGCGGCCCGTACCGTTGGGTGGCCGGCGAGGACTACGTGCGCGCCGACGATGGCGAGACGGAGACGTTCTCCGACGAGCAGGGTTTCAAGGACGCTCAGTACAAGTGGCGCCTGTTGTTCCGCTCCATCGGTCGACCGGCCACGTCGGTGGCGAACGCCGCCGCGATCGTGGCGCCCTCGATGCGGCCCAGCTGGGAATCCGAGGCGGCGGCGGCGGCCCGCGCCATGGGCGCAAAGGTCCGGCTCACGCCCACCGAGAACCGGCTGGCAGACGAGGCGCGCAAGAAGCGCGCGAACGTCTACAAGCAGTACGGCGTGGACCTCGGAAACGACGCCTCGACGGTCAAGCCCCGCTGAGGTAGGCTGAGCGCGCGAGGTGATCGATGGCGGGCAACAGCGAGATTCACGGCCAGTACAACGTGACGCCGCCGACGCGCGCCGACGGCGAGCGCGGCCCCGTGCAGATGACCGCGCTTGGCTACCTGCTCGTCGCGTTCGCGGCGGCGATCTCCGGCATCACGGCGCCGACGGCGACGCTGACCGGGTGGCTCAACGCCATCGTCGGGGCCATCTACAACGCCACGCCCACGGCGCGCACGGAAGGTCAGTGGGGGCCGCTCCAGGCCACCACCCGCGGCGCGGTCAACGCGAACCTCGACACGAAGCTGGCCGGCGAGGACCAGTCCAACGACGTGCTCAAGGTCGAGGGGCAGTTCTCGGCCACGAACATCACGACCGCGACGACCACGACCGTGAAGTCCGGCGCCGGGTTGTACGCCGGGCTCATCATCAACAAGGGCGTGGCGGCCGGCGTGATCACGATCTACGACAACACGGCGGCGAGCGGTACGAAGCTCGGGACCATCACGTTCGGCGCGGCGCTGCTCGGCGACCCGCCCATCATCTGCGCGCCCATCGGGGCGAAGTTCAGCACCGGCCTCACGATCGTGACGAGCGCGGCCACCGACATCACCGTGTTGTGGAGGTAGTCCATGGTCACCTTCGAGAGCGTCGACACCAAGGCGCGCACCGCCACGTTCAACGTCAACGGCACGTTCGTCACCCGTCCGATCGCGGACGGCGTGGGCGACGAGCAGCTGGCGGACCACCTGCGCGCGCTCGCCGAGGGGCTCGCCATCGAGCACGCGCCGACGCCCAAGCTCGCGGTGGCGGCGTTGCCGTTCAAGCCCGGTGACGTCCTGGCGGGTGGGTAATGCCTCGCCGGGTGTGCCGCGCCGACTGGACCAAGAGCGTCCGGTTCAACGGCACCGCATCGAAGGGGCTCATCACGGCGTTGGCCCTCGCTGCCAAGAGCCAGGTGTGCATTGACTTCTGGATGCGCGCCGAGGCCGGCGGCGTCGGCATCCTGTTCGAGACGTCCTCGTTCGCGGCGGCGGCCGGCCGGTTCACGATCTACTACGACACGGGCGGCGTGAACGCCTTTCTCACGACCACCGGCGGTAGCATGGGCTACGGCCTCATGCGGACGGTGCTCGATCGCTGCTGGCATCACGTCGCCGTCGTGTTCGACTGCTCCAAGAGCGTCGCCTCGGGACTCTGCGTTCAGGTGTACATCGACGGCGTGTTGTCGGGGACGATCACGTCGCAGACGGGAACGACCCCGGCGAACATGACGACCGACAACGTGAACGTCGGCTGTCGCGATGGCGTCTCGACCTTCTTCCCCGGCGTACTCAAGGACGCGCGCGTGTGCTCGTTCACGGGATCGCCGGGCGCTACCGAGATCGGGATGCTCTACCAGAACGTGGTGCCGTCCACGTTCACGCAGCTGAATCGCTGGCTCATGGAGGACGCGGGCGCGACGGCCGCGGATTCCGTGGGCAGCAACCCGATCGCCTGGACCTCGACCACCTACGTGTCCGACGCCCCGTCCGGCGGGCGCTCGACGGCGAGCGCGCGCACCACGGCGAGCGCGCGGACCACCGCTTCCACCCGTTCCACCGCGACCTAGGAGAGCTCATGCGACTGCGCCAGGACATCATCGACGACATCGAAGCGAACGTGGTTCACGCTGTGCGTGCCGTGCTCACGCCCGCGCGCTTCAAGCAGGACTGCGAAGCCGTCGTGCTCAAGGACGAGAACGGCAAGGTGTACGGACGCAAGCTCTCGCGCGAGGGGGCGAAGCAGGTGCTCGACCGCATCGGCAAGCGCCTGTTCGACCTGAGCGTGGACGTCGCCGCGGAAGCCATCGAGCAGGCGGCGCCGGCCAGTACCCCGCTGGTCGACCCCCTGGCCGACGCGCTCAAGAAGAAGGTCGACGACGCGAACCGGGAGCAGCCGGAGTGAGCGCGCTGCTGAGCATGACCCCGCGCGTCGCCATCCATGTGTTCTTCGCGGCGACGTTCGGGGCGCTCTACTCGTTCGGCAGCGGCCGGCCCAACCCCGTGGTGTTCTACCCGGCCGGGCCGTTCGACTGCTCGAGCCACATCTTCGCGTTCCTCCTGCTCGCCGCCGAGGCGGGCCTCCCCGTTCGGCCGGAGCTCCTCGCCATCGCGAAGGCGGCGGCGATGCACACGGCGGACGATCTGTACCGCGCCGCCGGATCGCCCTCTGGCGCCGCGACCCCGGCCACGCCCATCGGCGTGATCGGCTGGTGGGGCACGCGCGCCAAGGACGGCAAGCCCGCGCACGCAAGCCACGTCGGCTACCTGCTCGTGCCGCCGGGCAACGGCAACCGCTCCGCGCCCCGGTCGGGAACGTGGGGCTCCGCGTTCGGTGGACCGAGCGACCACGGGCAGAACCCATCGGCCTGCGTCAGCGCCCACGATGGGGACGGCGTGGGCAGCGAGTTCCTGGGCTGGTCGCCCTGGTGGCCGTGAATCCGCTACTGGTGCGGGACTCAGCACCGGGGTAGCGTGGGGGCACGGAGGCCCCATGCCCAGCGTTCTTGAGCGCGTCGCTACCCTCGAGGCCCACGCCGACAACCAGGAAGGCGACATCAAGGCGTTGGCCGACGAGCTCCGCGCGCACCGGAAGGAAACGGCGGCTGCCGCCATCGAGAACGCCACGTTGCACGCGACGACGAGCACGAAGCTCGACGCGCTGATGAAGGCGCAGGGGGTAAAGCCGGATGGCAGCGGGGGGGCGCTGCCCCCCGCCGATCCGCGTCGTGTGCTCGCCGGCATCCTCGCGCTGCTGGCGCTCGCCGGCAGCTGCGGCGGCGCGGTCAACAGCCTATTCGAGTCAATCAGCCACGCCTCGCCCCCGACGCACGCGCCCTAGTTCGTCCACCGTCGCCGTCGACGACACGCAGCCCCGGTGCAACCAGCGCGCGCGGGCAGGGGATGAGGCTAGGCATGGGGCACCTCGACGAGCTTGCCGGCCTCGCAGCGGTACGCCTGCTTCGGCCTCACAACGACGCCATCGACCTCGAAGGCCGTGACGCGGCAGCGGCTAGCCTGCCCGTCCCACCACCGGAACACGAGCGTGGCCCCGTAGCCGCCGGTGAGCGTGGCCCCGTCGCCGCCGGCGAGCGTGGCCCAGTTGCCGCCGGTGAGCGTGGCCCCGTCGCCGCCGGTGAGCGTGGCCCGGTTGCCGCCGGTGAGCGTGGCCCCGTAGCCGCCGGTGAGCGTGGCCCCGTCGCCGCCGGTGAGCGTGGCCCGGTTGCCGCCGGTGAGCGTGGCCCCGTAGCCGCCGGTGAGCGTGGACCCGTAGCAGCC